AATAGGTTACGCTATATGCAAAATAATTCTTTATTATACCTTATAAAACTTCATACCTGTTCCACGACAGGTTATAACCAAATTTTTACTACCTCCGCATTTTAAATGTGCAAAGGTGTAAAAAATACCAAAAAAAATAACCATAAGTATGATGTGTAATTTAACTAGTTATATAATTTTAATACAACAGGTTAAACTACTGATATAATGTATCACATCAAACTACTATTATCTTTATGATATTAATTTACTTATAATTATAAATAAATTAAGACGAAATCAATCATAAATTTAATTATTTTTCCCCTATATATTATTTGCAATGATAAAAAATTGAAATAAATATTTAATAATTTAAATATTTATTATTATATTATATAATAAAGATGGAACAATCAAATTCTACAAAACCTATCAAAAAAAACTTAATTCAAGCAGTCATGAATGTAAATCAAATAAAAGAGACAGTTATTATTAATATAGTAAAAATGTTATTTAATAGAAATATCATTAAAAAAAATCATATCGATTACTATAAAACAACTGCATTTAATCAAATTGATCAAAATGATGAAACTAATTTTGAATTAGATAGTGACGAAAGTGAACGTTTAGGAAGCAAGACTATTCATATTAAATTTATTGATAGAAAGATAACAACAATTCGTAAAGTTATTGATATTGAAACATTTATGGATATAAATGGATATAAATTTGTAATAGTAACAAATATTGCACCAAAAGCAGCAAAACAAATAACAGAATATAAACAAACAGAACTATTTTATGTTCACGAACTATTAATTAACTTAATAGATAATATTTTGGTACCAAAACATTATAAATTAAATGATATTGAAATAGACATGTTTATGAATGATTACCAAATATCAAATAATGATCTAAAAAATCTCAAAAGAATGTATATTGACGATCCAGTTTCAAAATATTATAATTTGTCTGTAGACGATATAGTCAGAATTGAACGTCCTTCAATAACATCTGGAATATGTATTGATTATAGAAGAGTTGTTCCAGGATCTATTTATAAATAAAAGTATTAAATGTAAAGATATGTTAAAATTTTAATTTTTTTATGTACTTAAAAAAATTAAAATTACAATTATATATTTTATAGTCATATAATAAATGGTATTAAAATGTGTCGTTACCGAAGAGATTGAAAAATTTTACGAAAACAATAGCAATGGTAACTATGATTTTATTGTATCTCGCGGTACAATTGTTTTTTATAGTAATAAAAATATAATAAATTTTAAATTAATATATACATTAAATAATAAATTTAAAAATAATCAAATCGAATGTACTATAAATTATAATAATAATAATTATTATAATAATAATAATAAAATGGTAATTAATCGTATAGTTGTAGATAATAATTATAAATATATGGTAACACTACCACAATATATAGTGTGTGGAAAATATAATTTATATTGTACAACTAAAGTTAATACTGAAAAATTATCTGTTATAGTACTACCAAGCGCATTTTCAAAATTAAATAAACATCATACACATCAAATGTTATCATATTTAGATAACAAATTATTTAGTGAGATAGATAATTACCATGATTATGGAATGAATATGTTATGTGATAATGAAATATATCACAAAAAATATTTGATAAACATGTACATTTATTTAACTGAAAATATTCATGATAATAATCAAGTAAAAAAATATTTAGCTTGTATTGGTTTTGTAGAATGTATATCCAATAATGACGATGTAATTATACCAATAATATATAAATTTAATAAATCTTTCATAAGTATCACACAAAATAATAATGTATCAAATGATCAATTACAAACCAAAAAAAATATTTATATACCTGTATTTATAAAAAATATAAATGTTAAAGAAATTAATGATTACTATGTTGTTATTATTAATATGAATAATTTTGAAAAACTTAATAACAACATTAACACATATAGTTATAAAGATATTAAAATATTTAATACATCTAATACATTTTTCTATTTCGATGACAAGAAATATAACTATATCTATGTACAATGATGTCACAAAATAAATTAATATTATAATTATATATAATATTAATAATTTAATATGTACTCCGAGTGGGGCTTGAACCCACGACCTCTGCGTTATAAGCACAGCGCTCTAACCGACTGAGCTACCGGAGCAATTGTATAATTATTGTATACAATTGCCCAGATATATAAATGTTTTTCTATTATTCGTGAATATCACTATTCACTTACTATAATAGATATATCTATTATTTAAATATTTTTACATATAAACATTAAAAAAAAAAAAAAAATAATTTTTATAGTATATAATGGATTATTTATTTTTAAATTTTGATAGTGTTGATACTGAATTAGAAGGTGGCGGTGTTTATACTGGTACAAAATTATTTTTATTTAAAAAATCTGATTTTCCAGATGCTGCAAAAATCAGTGTATCTGGATTAGGTACTAAATCAAATGTAATGAATATGATGACAATTGATGGTAAATTAAATAACAAAGGTTATTATGTAGATTCAAATAAATTAAATCGCGCAGATTTAATTATTAGTAACGTTGAAATGGCAAGAAGAAAAACAACATTAGCTGGTTTTGAAATTGCCCTAAGTACAGTATTATCATTTATAAAACAAGAAAATAAAGCTAAAATAGAAAAAAACATTAAACGTGGGTTAGATAAATTACCAATGAGTATTGATGTTACTGACTTAAACACAAGTAATTTTATTAATAATCGTGATGAAGTTACAAAAAAATTAATTGCTCATATCAGATCAATAACTAATTTACAAATTGATACTGCAGTTATGGTAACTTTTGGTATGATTAATAATGTTGTTACATATGTAAAAACATTTACTGAACAAGATTTAGCACCAACCGTAACCGAAGTTGCAAAAAATGATACAAACGTTAATTTAACCATTTAAGTATTTTGACATATTTAATAATATATATTGTCTTTTATAAAAAGATTTAATTCATAATATCTATTATATTATAAATATTATATCATAATTCATAATATAATAGATATTATATTATATTATAATATAATATAATATAATATAATATCTATTATATTATGAATTATGATATCAAAGATATTATTTTTTTATATCGTGAAATAACAGATCTAGCAACATCACATTATGAAATATCATTTCAAATTTTAAATTTTTTAATTTATAATAATAATAATAATAATAATAATAATAAAGAAATATGGTCAGTTATAATGAATGAATATACAAAACAATTTTACTCAAATATAAATAATAAAACTAGTGTTAACAATATTATTTATGAAATAATGGAATATAAAATGAAAATTGATTTATTTTGTAAAGTTCATATAATAAATAAATTAAAATTTTTACAAGAACATTGTTCTTCATTTCAAAATGAAATAATTAATTTATTATTATATTGTTTAGAAGAATCAAATAATTTATTTGATGTGGTTGATATTAATAATTATATAATTAAAATGCTAAAAATAAACATTATGTTTATGAATGTTTGTAATTTTATGTATAATTTAGTTAAATTAGATATAAACAATGCAGATTCAACAGTTAATGAATTACAAAAAAAAATAAATATTCAGCTTAATTTAATTAAATCAAAAAGAAAGAAAATAAATGAATTATATGGTAATAAAAATTATCTACTTTACAAACAAATGTTTAATTTAGAAAAACAATTGATTGAAGCAAAAATCACAGAATTAGAAACAAAAAGAATTAAATTATATTTAAATATTAAACAAAATAATTTTTTTTTTAAAAAAATAAATGATGATTATAAACACATGAAAAAAATTATAAATAAATCAATAAAATTAATATATAAAATTGAAAAAATAAATAAAAATTAAATATATATATATATATATATATATATATTGAATAAAGAATTATTTATCAACGATATAAAACAACTTGTAAAAAGAGAAGAACCGCAATTAATATTAGACCATTATAATAAATTAGTTTTATGGCAAAATATATTATTTGTTATTGGAATATCTGGTATTTGGATAAAATATAATTTTATTTCAATAATTTCATTATCTATATTTACTTTTACAAAGTGGTCAATATCTGGACATCATATCTGTCATGGTGGTTATAATATATGTAATGTTAAAAATATGAATAAAAAAAATTTTAGTATTGGTTTTATGAGAAAAATAATTGATTGGTTAGATTGGTTTTTAACTGAAGCATGGTCATATGAACATAATCATTTACATCATTCTTTTTTAAATGAAAATAAAGATCCTGATTTAATAATAAATATTCGAAATAAAACATTATTAAAAGATAGATATATATATAATACGTTATCATTTATTTTTACTATGATAACATGGAAATGGATATATTATGCGTCAAATACATTTCATAATTATAAAAATAAAAAAAATGAAATAAATAACACATGTTTTTTAAATAATGCAATATTTAAATATGGATTTCAATTTATAAAAATATTATTACCTTATTTTATATATCGATTTTTATTAATACCTCTTTTTTTTGGTTATTTGTTAGGTTCCTCTTATTTTTATATAACGTTGATTAATTTAATTTTAACCGAAATATTTACAAATATACACTCTTTTATAACTATTGCATCAAATCATGCTGGAAATGATTTATATCAATTTACAACAACAGCAAAAACAAAAAATGACATTATATATAGATCTATATTAGGAAGTACAAATTATTTATGTAGCAATGATTTTAAAAACACATTTTATGATCCAGATATAATAGATTTTTTACAAGGTTATTTGAATTATCAAATTGAACATCATATGTTTTCTGATTTAAGTTGTTTAGAATATAAATTAATTGCACCTAAAATTGAAAAAATATGTAAAAAATATGATGTACCATATATCAAAGAAAATGTATTTATTAGACTATATAAATTATATCGTATATTTGTATTTTTAGATGATATGAAAATATACATAGAGTAATTATATTGTTTATTATGCACTAATTCATTATATAAAATATTATAATGAATTAGTGCATGGATTATTATATTGTTTATTATGCACTAATTCATTATATAAAATATTATAATAAATTAGTGCGT